GTGGGTGGAAGCACCTACGTATAAACAGTCCTTTGTTGATGGTGCTGGTCCTGAGGCTGAGGTGTCGTTCATTCAGGTTGATCGATCTGGCGGACGTTACGAGCGGATCAATCCCGCACGCGTAGTGGACTAATCCCCATGCCCGAGTTTCGGGATCGTAGGCCGGATGGGCATCTTCCTCACCCTGAGGACTATGACACACCCCTGACGCACACCACTCTGATTGAAGCCAATAGAAGGTTTCGTCAGACTGGTGTGCCGTCTGTTGTAGGTAATGATCCTGAGGCGGCTGATAGACTTGTCAGGAGAACGATAAAGACGCGCTTCAATGAGCGTAGGAAAGGCTTCGAGGATTTCCTTACGGTCGGCGCGTACCTGGAGTATTTGAACGGGCGTGACGGCTAATGGCAATGGACTTCCCGTCGCCGTCCTATCGCGCAGGTACTGGCGACCTCGCCATTTCTATCTCTCCCACAGGTCTTATTGAACTGTCGGACGAGGAGTACGAGGTTCATGGCCAGAGAATGATCCGGTACGCCAACTCAGCGGCGATGTACTTCGGGCACCATTGGAGCTATCGGAAGCCTGCTGGTGAGCCCCAGCTTGTCTTTAACTACATCAAGGCACTGTCCGACTTCCTGGTTAGCTTTACCTTCTCCAAGGGCCTTAACTTCAAGGTCCCTCGTGCGTATCAGCACATCATTCCCGCCCTGCTCGATCGTGTATTTACCGTGGACAATGACAAAGAGAAGTTCCTATGGGAGATCGGGCAGCTAGGTTCTATCTTCGGGGATGTGTTCGTAAAGGTAGCCTATAAGGAAGCCTGGCAGGATGACATCGGCATGGTGCATCCTGGTCGCGTCCTGCTGCTGCCATTGAATCCTGCTACCTGCTTCCCCCGCTGGCATGCCCATGAGCCGGGGCGACTAGAGGAATTCAAGCTCAAGTACAAGTTCTGGGATACGGCTCCAGATGGTACACGAATTATGAATACGTATGTCGAGATCATCACCGACCACGACATCAAAGAGTATATCAACGACCAGTTGATACGCGAGAATCCTAACCCGATTGGAGAGATACCGATTGTCCACATTGCCAATCAGATCTCCCCTGGCTCACCATGGGGAATGTCAGACATCGCTGAGATCATCCCAATCAATCGGGAGTACAACGAAAAGGCAACCGACATATCAGATATCATTTCGTATCATGCTGCACCAATCACGGTGGTCACAGGGGGTACGCCGCCTGAGTTGGAAAAGGGACCATCAAAAATCTGGGGACTGAAGAACGACAAGTCTAAGGTCTATAATCTTGAGGGCGGTTTCGCAGGATTGCCGCATGCCATCGAGCATCTGCAGCGGCTTAAGACAAACATGCATGAGATGACCGGTGTACCTGTTACCGCGCTGGGACAGGAGCAGCCGATCTCCAACACCTCTGGTGTGGCCCTTGCTATTCAGTACTTCCACACCATGATGAAATATGGCATCAAGCAGACTACGTACGGCCACGGTCTCAAGAGGATCACCCGTCTGGTGCTGCTGCATCTGTTCATCAAGGAGCCGGAAACTCTCGCCTACAACCCGAATACAGATGGGATCAAGGAAGAGGGACAGTCTCTCATCCTTGATATGCAGGACCCAGATGTTTACCGGGTTGACCTGGAATGGCCGCCGCCACTGCCTGTGGACTCTCTCATTAAGCTGGGTGAGATCGAGAAGAAGATGATGCTGAATCTTGAGTCTCGTCGTGGCGCAATGCGTGACATGGGTGAGCAGTTCCCCGACGAGAAGTTGGAGGAATTGTTCCTTGAGACCAAGGAAGATCTCGTTCACGCTGCGGCTATAGACATTATCAAGAGCAAGATTCAGTCCTTTATTATGGAAGCATTCGGTGTTGTTCCCGAAGGAGGTGGGGAGCCGGTTCCCCCGGAGCCTGCCCCCGCTGGGAATGGTGCTGGTGGTGCGGCAGCGACCGCATCGAAACCAAAGCCCCCGCCAGGGCTAGGAAGTATTAGTGCCTTGGTACAGGGAATGGATTCAGGCTTGATTCAGGAGATTGTCACACAGGCGACTCTGCCCCGTGTTCCATCACAGAGGAACATTGATAAGGGCTCGCAGGGGCAGGCTAACTGAATCAAGAGAGATAAATATCGCGGCTTATTCGGACAACTGGCAATAGAACAAGAAGGTTCACATGACAACTCCAATTACCACCGATCCTCCCGATCCTACACCGGTTGCGGCTCCTGTCCCCGGTGACGCTACCTTTACTAAGGTAGATGTTGAGGCCGCTATTGAGAAGGGTCGTAAAGAAGCACACGACCGTCTCTATGGTCAGCTTGATGCTGAGAAAGCTGCTGCAAAAGCGGCCCAGGAAGAGTTGGCTACTCTGAAGGCCGCTGATGAGGCTCGCAAGGCTGAGGATAAGCGCCGGTCGGATGAGGCTGCTGCTGCCGTGAAGGCGGGCAAAGAAAAAGATCTGGATGCCAAGACCTTGCTTGAGGTTCGTACCCAGGAGTGGGAAGCTCAGCGTGCCAGGGACAAGGCAGACGTGGATGCTCGTCTTGCTAAACTGCAGCGAGAGAGTGAAGAGAAAGACCTACTTCTTCAGCATGAGCGTGCTGTTTCTGAGATGCGTCAGTACATTCAGACACGGGTTACTCAGGAAGCGGATAACATCATTCCTGACCTGGTTGATTTCATTACCGGGGATACCAAGGAAGCGGTCGAAGTATCTATTGCTAACGTTAAAGCAAGAAGTGCATCTATTCTGGAAGGTGTACGAAGTGTGCAGACCGCACAACGGGCAGCAACACCAGGAGCCTCTGTGACCGCAGGGAATATCGGCTTTGAAGATGCCAATGGTTCAACCGAAACATTGACCGCAGAGCAAATCCGTGACCTTCCCCTATCTGACCCGCGATGGGCTGCGCTTCGAGAGAAGTACATTCCCCGCTCAAGTCAGGGCCGGGGTCCGGGCCATGGGATGTTTACCTGACCGGTACTGAATTAAATAGGCTGGGATTAAAGAACAGCCGCCACGAAAGGTGTATCAACAATGGCAGGATCTCAGATCACTGGCACTAACTTTGTAGCTGCCGCGCCTACCGCCTATCCTGGCGGCGCGACCCAGCTTACTCCCGCTATTCAGACTCTCTGGAGCAAGGAGATTCTGTTCCAGGCGATGCCCATTCTCCGAATGGAACAGTTCGCTATCAAGAAAACAGAGCTAGGTAACGCACCTGGGACTTCGGTCAACTTTATGCGTTACAACAACCTGTCTCCTGCGAACCAGCTAGTTGAAGGTATTCGGATGGTTCCGCAGAGCATGACCGGCTCTCAGTTCTCCATTCAGGTGGCTGAGCATGGAAAGGCTGTGGCTACCACAGAGTTCCTGCTCAACGCGTCCTTTGACGACATCATGGCGACCGCTGCGCGGCTGCTTGGCCGTAATATGGCGTTGTATCTTGATGGGTCGGCCCGTGACACGATGCTGCAGGCGTCGTCTATTCTGTTCGGATATAACAAGCCCGCACTGTCTGGTGCTCTCCGTACGCCACTGTCGCCTTATGACCATGGTGTTCCTGCTACGCAGAACACTGACCTGACCGCTGGTAACTACGCGTTCACCACAGCCCTGGTTAAGGATGCCACGCTGACGCTGGCTCAGAAGAACACTCCTCGACTTGGTGACACCTATGTGTGCTTCATCAACCCTGGACAGTCCCGAGAGCTTCGTGACGACACCGAATTTATTGAGGTGTCCAAGTACGCTCAGCCTGGTTCGTTTATGCTTGGAGAAGTCGGCCGGTACAACGACGCAGTCTTTATCGAGACAACGCAGGTCGAGAAGAAGTTCGTCTCTGGTTCTACTACTAAGACCTACATGGACGCGATCATGATCGGGGATAATGCTTTCGGGCATGCCATTAGTCTCCCCGTGGAACTGCGTGACTCCGGTATTCTGGACTATGGCCGCGAGCACGGACTTGCATGGTATAGTATTTGGGGCTTTGGTCTCATTACTGACCAGAGTATTGTCGTGCTTGAGACGAACTAATCAATGGACAATGCTGTGGGGGCCGTGGCTTAATAGCCCCGGTCCCTCACATTATTCGGATAACAACTAGGAGCACAACATGGCAACAGCAACAAGAGATAATCCAGCGGGACGTGGCAAGGTTGAGCCTCGCCCTGGTGACTCTACTGCACTGAAAAACCAGGCCCTTGAGGTTGAGCGCGACGAGCGCGCGGCCGAGGAGGCTCGGCTGGCTGCAGCTAAGGCAGCAGCCGAGGCCGAGGCAGCCAAGGATGTCATTGATCCATTCCGTCAGCTAGACGAGCCACTGCCTGAGCCTGAGCGAGACGAGGTTGAGGATGACAATCCTGAGGTGGTTGTGCTGATGAAGTACGATTGCCCACAGTTTGTTTACGGCCGGGAGTGGGACAAAGAGACGGGGGACCTTGGTGGTATCACGGAGCTTAATCTGCAGCAGGGACGGCGATACAAGCTGCCCCGCGCGATGGCTAAGCATCTAGATTCACGCGGCTTCATTTACCACTAAGGAGACACCGTGGGGATTGCTCAGGTAGGCGCACAGGCCAACCTTAATTACCTGGCTGGCCTGGTTGTTCCTGTTGTCGGCGGCTCTGCGCCCACCTGGATTCCCGGTCTTTATTGGATTGACTCTGGTGTGGCCAAGGCGTGGAATGGTTCAGCTTGGGTGGCCGACACAGGTGCTCGCTACGTCGCGCTGTTGTCGGTAGATCCTGGCGAGGCCACCACCATTGCCGCACTGACCGAGGTCACTACGCTGGGGTACGCTAGGTTCCTGATCACAATGGCACCAGCCACAGCAGCTAGCCCGTCAGTGACAGAGAGCCTTACCACCATCACCTGGGGGCCAATGACTGCGGACATGGCTGTTGCGGCTGGCTGGGCTGCGTTGGTGACGGTTGCGTCTGGCACACTCGGTCATGTGTTGTTCACCTGGAAGATGCCAAAGCCGCAGAGGGTCGCCATCAGTCAGTCTGTTGTTGTGGCCACCAATGATCTGCAGTTGTCAGAATGACTGCCTTTCCAGATGGGATCGAGTCCTTTTTCCAGAAGGGCATCGTGACCCACACCTACCCAGGGGATACAATAGTAAGAGGTGTTACCGCTACGAGCGTGGCCACTGCCCTAAATGGCAAGGTTTCCACTCCAAATGCGAAGAGCGGAAACATCCAGAGTCTACCCCTGACTCGCTGGGACATTCTTACGTGAGGTAACCATGCGCGTGCTGGACTTGATAGACAGGGTGCGCAAGGAAATCGGTGATCCTCTGCAGCCCTTCCTGGCGAACAAGGACTGCGATGGAACCATCACCTGGTTTGATCTCCCTAAGAATCACATTGAGCGGACGACCTTCAACTTGATTCTGTTGGTTGGTAATACTCAGCACCCTCAGACTCTGAACACTGACTACACCATTGACTATGACCTGGGTCAGGTCAAAATGGCTGTTGCGCCACCAGATGACACCACCCTGATTGCCACGGGGCACGCCTGGGCCATGATGGACAATGATGAGTTGTCTAAGGAACTTCGTGATGCCGTCAACTGGCACACCTATAACCAGCGAATGACTGAGCGTTATAAGGATCGCCACGGGTTCATAACTTACAGGGACGCGGCTATTAACCTGGCCAATCTGCCGTCTATTCAGGACCCATTGGTGATCATGCGTGGGACTATCAATGTGTTCTGGACCCTGGCTAATGACAGCGCATCGGACGTAGACATTCAGACCGGAGAGGGCACGGTAGTTTCTCGGTCCTCTCGGCACGAACAGCTTATGCGGCAGATTGCCGCTCTAGAAGATCGATACGTCAAGGATTGCCTGGTCCTGAACGTTGGTCCATATCGCATGGAGGTCGGGGACCTGCGCCGGGTGTCTCAGACCACGGGTCGCCTGGTGCCATTGTACCGTGCTAGAGAATTTGATGATCACAGGTACCCAACCAGGAAGCTCCCCCCCATAGACAGTCAGTACGAGGACGCTTCGGGTGTACCCGGTTCGTTTTGGTACGGAGGCGGCCTATGAGTACCGACCATTTCAATGCCGGTGCCGGTGGGTCGTACGCACGTAACTTGCGCGAGGAGAACGCACAGCTAGGGAGCGGGCAGCAGCAGTTGACCGGTGGGCTGCTTCCTAAGATGTTCGACGCTGAGCGGGATGGGCCACAACAGTCAGAACGTCGGCCAGAAGAGCACAGTCTTGGCAGCAATCTTCGCCATGGTGACGGTGCTAGCGGGGGGGTTGGTAATGCCGATGGCCGGTACAATCCAACTGGTGCTAAGCGCGGCGGGGGTAACGTCGCCGCTTCGGTGTGGGCAGGAGATGGTGACCCTACCGAGTCAATGAATGAGGAACAGAAGTTCCCAATGATGAGCATGCGCCGGATTACTAAGCTGCCATACATTGAGTCTGGCGGGGAGGGAATGCTTCATGGTGGTGGTTACGGTAATGAGTATGGTGGATACAAGTCTAAGCAGAAGGAGAAGGCGGCCAAGGTGTATGTCCCGCCAGAGGCAGGCTTCGGTGTTAGCCGTTCCCTGGGCAACAAGCAGAGTGACATAGAGAACCAGCCTACATACTACGGCGCGCTTAAAGAACACATGCGTGAGATGGGGCCAGAGAACGTGGCCCCCATTCATGTTCAGCCGAGAGGTAAGGTCCCGGCGTATGGTGGTGGTGGCCCTCTTGAGCATGCCAACCTTGGAAATGGTGGTCACCGTGTAGCCATAGCTATGGAGCTAGGTTGGACCCATATGCGTACTACATCTGAAAAGGGAGCCTCCGGTTACGCCGAGGAGGATGAGTATGGTAAGGGCGAAGGTGGTGAGGATAGTGATGCTTACTACAATGAGCAGTCATCTGCTGACATAGATAGTAATCCTTATCCCGGCGTCGCCGGGAAGGAGGGTGAGTTCGGAGGGGCATATGTCCAGGGAGGAAGGGGTCGCAGGGCACAGCCAACCGGAGGAACAGGTGGACCACGAGAGTGGGCGCATCCTCCTAATTCGGCTCGGGACAACGTTAAGCAGAAGGCTTGGGGCACTGGTCCTATTCAGGAACAGAATGCCAGAATACAGGGCTATGGCGGGGGGCAGCGAAGTGATCGTCGGCCAGGCGATGGTCAGCAGGAATTGAAGCTGCCAAGGCCGGTGCCTGATCCCTATGTGAGTGAGCAGCAGTTCGGTGCGGTTAAGCACAAGAGCTTGACCAGCGCTATTGCGGCCGGTGATCGCGCAGGAGAGTTGGCTAGGTATAAGCGGATTCATGCAGCGGATGAGCGGCCATGAGCAGGCTGGACGCTAAGAGCAAAGGCCGGTTCAACACTGACTATGAGACCGGTAAGGTGCTGGATGTCCTTACCGATTATGGTGAGGGCCATGGGGATTGGCTGGACTACTATAGGCTGGACGAGGAGAACTCTGAATATGACGAAATATTTGATGAGCCGGTAGGCGCTGGACGAGTGTTCACTCTGACGCAGATGCCTGCCATTCACGTTCATCTCATCTATGGTGCCAATCAGTACGGCGACTTCGGAATGTACTACAATGATGAGATCGCGGCCAGCATATCTTTCCGGATGTTCGAGCAGGCTGGAATGACTGAGGCCGACATCCGTGACGGTAAGTACGAACGTGATCGGGTGGTGTACAAGAATAAGGTATTTCGCATCACCATCCTCGATATTCAGGGGCAGATTCAGCGCCGTGAGATAGTAGTCGGTCTGGAAGGAAGTCAACTTAAGCCTGATGAGTTGGTCGGGGATCAGCAGTTCGCTAGGTTCTCCCAACGCAACGATACCAGCGACTAACCCTGTTATCATTGGAATGTAGCCCCACGCGAGGACTACACTTACAACTGCTCATAGGATTTACAATGGCTGGACAAGATTATTCAGGCATGGGGGACTTCATTGCCAACATGCGCGCTAAGCAGGCTAGCCAAGAGCAATTCCTAGAGGGGTTCAGGCAGCGTCAGGAAGAGACCAACAAGAGGGTCCTGACTTCTACTACAGCTATTGTCGCTGGTGTGATCGGCTGGAACGCCTACCGCAAGTACCGAAATGCGCCTCGCCCATGACGTGGCTATTGGCCGAGGACTTGGCCCTCAAGGGTAAGCTCCAGCATATGACCGTAACCGACTCCAAATCCAAGGAGTTCCCCGGTGGTGTTCGTAACGTCCCGGTGCGATACCGCCAGGTGTCTAACGAGGCAGTGCAGCTTACCTATCCAATCGTGATTATTGAGTTCCTTGGGCCGATGTTTGCCTCCGAGAGGATGCAGCAGTCCGGGCCGATGTACATCCCTTATGCGCCCGATGGCATCGCTCCCTGGTGGGCAGATGACGCCACTACCTGGAACGCTGATAAGTACCGAGTGGACGAGTTCCCCATTCCTTACAACCTGGAGTACCGGGTCACTGTCTACTCCAGGGAGGCTCTGCATCAGTTCTCACTAATGGCGCAGATGGCGCAATACGATCGAGTTCCGCCTAGGATGGGCTGGCTGGATATTCCGCAGGACGGTACCTGGAGATGGATGCATCTAATGGGTGGTCCCGACCATGAGTATGCCCGTGACAAGGACAATAAACTAATCTTCCGGACGACATATCTTATCCGTGTCGAGTCGGAGTTGCTAGGTCCTATTACCGATATGACTCCAGGTGCAGGATATCCTAGAGTAGACGAAGTTGACATTGATGTGTCGTGCTACAGGGACCTGGCGGATCTGACATCGGATGAGCTAACAGAATCTGTGGGCTGGGTGTCCACTCCTTAAGGAGAAGTAATGGCTACAAGTGGTCGGGCTGGCGTTTACGTCTATGAGGATCTGCCCCCTCTCTCCGCTGGCTCCGTTGGTATCCCCGGTGAGGCGGTCCCATGCTTTGTCTCGGCGTACAACAGCGGACCTCTGACTCCGGCTGTCGTTAACTCATGGCCACAGTTCCTGCAGCTATTCGGCGGATTTGGATCGGACCCGGTTAATCCGCTTCTGCCTTTCACTGTCTACGAGTTTTTCCAGAACGGTGGAGTTAGCTGTTTCGTTGTTCGTGTGCCAAACTCTGACGCGGTCGCAGCTTCACTAGCCATTGCTGCTATTGCTACTGAGACACCGACTGATGTTCTTACGGTGCATGCTCTGACTCCGGGGGCACAGGGCAACGATCTGTATGTTGAGGTTTCTGCTACTAGTACTCCTGGCCGATTCAATTTCAACGTCTATGCGGCCGGTAACCTGAACACTCCGGTGGAGTCCTACCCGAGCGTGTCCGTTAATCCTGCGGACTCTCGAAGCCTGCAGTCAATGGTCACTGGTGTTTCGTCAAGGGTGTCCGTTGCTGTCACCCTTCCGACTACTGGGTACGCGGTGGGAGACACCGATCCACTTCCTACTGTGCCGACTCTGCTGGCTTCTGGATCAGACGGTACTTCTGCTCCGACACTGGGAACGGCTGTTCCTGCGCTGCTGGATGAACTACCTAACCAGATCCTTTACGTCAACCTGCCGGGGGTGTCTGATGTAGCCGTTCTGACAGACGTTCTGAATTACGCCAACGCCCGTGGGGATGTTTTTGTGATTGTAGACGGCGCTAAGGCTACCGCTCCTATCACGGGGGCCAGTGTCACGGCCGAGTACACTGCCATGGTTACTGGCGACGGGTCTTTGCCTGCAGTGGCTTGTGCGGCCCTGTACGCCCCCTGGGTGCTCGTTCCTGATCCCTCCTCGTCCGTACCTGGGTCCTCTCGCTGGCTGCCTCCTGGTGGTCTTGTGGCTGGCCAGTATCAGGCTACTGATGTCTCACGTGGAACGTTTAAGACGCCTGCTGGTATCACCAACCCAGTGAACATCATTCAGACTGAGGCCAATCTTTCCAACACTCAGATGGACACCCTCAATAACGATGCAGTCAACGTTATCAGACGCGTCCCTGGTTCCGGGTACTGCATTTTTGGTGGGCGCACCCTGCATCCTGGGTTCCCCGATCGCAGTATTGGCGTACGCCGGAAGCTGATCCAGACAGAGCACGACCTGAATTGGCTCACTCTATTCGCGGCCTTCGAACCTAATGATTCGGAGTTGTGGGCCAACATCACAACCGTTCTTAACTCGTACCTGCTTCAGCAGTTTCAGGCTGGTACGTTGGGTGGGGACACAGCCGCTGGCTCGTACGCTGTTGTCTGTGATGAGTCCAACAACAACTCCAGCGCGGCTGCGGCTGGTATTGTTACTGCGTCGGTAATGGTCAACCTAGTTGGTCACGCTGAGTGGATCAATATCACTATCTCGCAGCTTACCGCCTCGGCAAACTCCTAAGGAGTAGAACATGACCGTTCTTCAGAAGCCATCGCTTTCATCGCTGGCTACCGATCCACTGCGTAACTTCGTGTGGCAGCTTCTGTTTACTCCGGGCGCGAGGTCACCCAGTGGTGCTAAGTCATTCACGTCTGGCTTCATGACGGTAGGTGGACTAGGCATGACGATTGATGTTATTCCTTATCGTGAAGGTGACCATAACACGACCACTCAGAAGGTTCCTGGCCAGGCCGACTTCCAGCCAGTTGTGCTGTCCACGGGTGTCATTGTCGGACGGACCAAAGACTTGCAGTGGATCAAACAGCTATTCATCGTGATGCAGGGAACCGGTAACCAGACAGAGGACACTGACTTCCGCACCACTGTGGATGTCAAGGTGCTGGCGCATCCGGTTACTGCTAAGAGGCGAGCGGTAAAGGCGGCCTTCCGTGTTCATAACGCATGGCCGACATCCATTGCCTGGTCAGACCTGGACGCTGGTGCGAACCAGCTACTTATTGAGCAGATGTCTCTTGCCCATGAGGGCATTGAGACTGTGATCGCTCCGAGCGCAGGTGCCACGGAGGTACCTGCGTTTGCGTAATGGCGGTTCTCCAGAAGCCATCGCTATCGACGTTGGCAAAAGACCCGCTGCGCAGCTTTGTGTGGCGGGTACGATTCACTCCCATAGGTGGTATTCCTAAGTTCTGGTTTGGCGGCTTCATGACCGTCTCTGGTCTCGGTGCCACCATTGATCAGGTGTCCTATCGGCAGGGCGGGGACAATGTATCTACTCAGAACATGCCAGGTTCAGCCGAGTGGCAGCCCATTGTTATGACCACGGGTGTCCTTGTCGGCCGACAGCAAGACCTTAACTGGTTCAAGCAGGTGTTCCAGGTCATGCAGGGTACGGGTAGCTTCTTCTCCGGAGCCACCGACTTCCGTTGTACGGTGGACATCTCTGTGCTGGCTCACCCTGTGACTTCTAAGTACCGGGCTGAAAAGGCGAAGTTCCATGTGTACAACGCATGGCCGATTGGCATATCGTACTCTGACCTGGACGCTGGTGCGAACCAGCTACTTATTGAGCAGATGACATTGACCCATGGAGGTATTGATCCACAGGTAGCTACGAGTGGAGGTGCCACGGAGGCCGCAGGCCCGGACACATTCTGATAGTATGGATGCAGCGCAACATTTGGAGAAATACATGGCTGAGAAATTGACTGAACCACTTGTCGGAGCAGATGACCCGGAACAGTTGAACAAGTTCGTTGACGCTGCTCAGGAGATGGCTAAGAGTAAGTTCCCTGTTCCTGATGCCTTTGTCAGCGACATTGTGACTCTTCCTGGTGGTCTTATTGTTAGTGACTCTGGTCAAGAGCGGGTCGTTACCACTGGTCAGGTACGAGAGTTGACTGGTGCTGACGAGGAGTCTCTTGGTCGGGCGCTTGCGGCTGATAACCCTTTCCATGTGATGAACACGCTGCTGGAGCGGGGCGTGGTTAAGCTGGGGGAGGAGAAGCCGGGAGACACTAGGGAGCTACTGAAGGAACTACTGATTGGTGATAGAGACGCACTGATGCTTGGTATCCGGGCTATGACATATGGTCCTGAGATCGAGGTCATGGGCTGGGAGTGTCCTAACTGCGGAGAGAAGATCGACGCTACCTTTGATCTGACAGAGGACGTTGATACCAAGACTCTGAAGCATCCTAGTGAGGCAGAGTTTGATGTCAAGCTGCGTAGGGGTAGCGTGGCTCATGTCAGGCTTCCCAATGGTGAGGACCAGTTCGTTGTGGGTGAGCTTACTAAGCGTCCTCTTGCTGAGCGGAACACTCGCCTGCTGGAGCGGTGCGTGGAGACTGTCACCGAAGCCGATGGTCAGGTTCACGTTATACTTGCTGCACCGTACATGGTACGGGACATGGGTATGGCTGACCGTAGGAAGATCTCTAATGAATTGGCTAATCGTCAGCCGGGGCCAGCCTACAACGCGGTCAAGTTCACTCATGAGACTTGTGGGAAGGAGGTCGCCCTGAGTTTCAATCTTGGCGATCTGTTTTTCGCATAAACAACTCAACGTATTCGACATGTATGACGAGATCGGATTGATACTAATCGCTCTACCTGGCTGGACTCCTCAGGCAATCAAAGGGCTTTCTGTCCGAGAGCGGCGGTACTGGTCGGAGTGGGCACGCGCGAGGCTAGAGCAATGACGGCTCTGAGAAGCATTCTCGGCTCCTCCTCTCCTGTGGTGTGCCTGCAACCTGCTAAACTGAGTACATAGGAACACCTTTCGTAAGCACGGCTCGCAGCACCTCTTGAATCTCTAAGCGTGGACTCCAGGTATGCCGCTAACTGACTGCTACCATAACGTAAGGAGTCGCAAGTGCCCCCAAGTAATATGCCTGACCCAGCGTCTAGCATGGGCACCTCTCCTTGGGTTAATCAGGTAGACCAGGATTTCGGTGGTCCCGCCAAGACTATGGGCAGCAATCATCTTCAGGACTCTATTGATAAGCTGACCAAAGCTGTCAACGACCTGAAGAAGGTCATGGGCGCAGGCACCAAGGGCAAATCCGGGAACTGGGGGGTTGGTGGAGGCTTTGCTGATCCTGCTACCCATGCCAACGGCGGGTACGGTGCAGGTTTCGGGGGGATGATCAAGCAGTCCTTTGGTACTGCCTCTGGATCGACTCCCGCAAAGGTTGGGGGAGCCTTTGCCGTTGTCGCTGCGTTTGGCTCATACGGTAAGCAGCAGATGCCAGCCCAGCTTGGTATGTCTGGTCTTGTTCAGAGCCAGGGTCTTAACATGCCGTTTGGTGCTAGTGGTCAGGCCGCTGGTAATGCCATTCGTTCCCAGACATTTGGTGCTAACGGGAGAAACCTCAACGCGGGTGGACTTAGCACCACTGATCTCAACCAGGGTGCAGCCATTATTGGTAGCGTTGCTGGTACCCCTCTTCCTCAGGGCTCCTCATTCGGCAGGGCCGTGCAGGGTGCGACAAACCTTTATGGGTATGCTAACCAGGGGCAGGGCTATGCAGCTTCGGCTCAGATGGCAGCTACCCAGTACAACCCACAAACCTCTATGGCGATGATGCAGGCCGGAATGGCTCCTGCACTTAATCGTGGTGGTGGACAGCAGTCTGCTTCTCAGATTGCTCGTGGGTTCAATCAGCGACAGTTTGGCCGGAACGCCGTTGATCCTAAATCCCTCGCCTGGGCTATGCGTTCTGGCAGTGTGGGAGACATTAATTTCCAGGGCATATATGGTCAGCAGGCTCCTCAGTTTGAGGCAGCCTACGCTGCCACCAACCGGCTGATGTACGGAAACGGTAAGAACGCGCGCGGCATGAGTGCTACTGCAGCCGACAAGCTGATGAGCCAGGCAGAACGCGGCACATCTGCACAGATGAAGGCGGCTCAGTCTACCCTTAGCAGATATGGTGTTGGTACGTCTGACCAGCAGAAGTTCCAGAACCTGGGTGCCGTTACGTCTGGTCGCTCATCCGATGTTGCTAACTCGTTTAACGCTGGACTGTCTGCGGCTACTGATGGGTTGACTCGCTTCAATGACGTTCTTACCCATATTATCAATAGCGTCCCTGGAGCTAACCTAGCCGTTGGAGGCGGCGGCGGCCTGGCCGGTACCGTAAGCACGCTCTCTAATCCTAAGAACATGATGCAGGGTGCTGCGGGAGTTGCTGCAATGATGGGCGTAGGAGCCCTTACTGGCGGACGAGGTGGTCTAGCTGGAGGCGTAAAGGCTTCTTTGGCGAAAGCGTCTGGTGCTGTTCCTGTGTGGGTGATGAATCCAGGTCTGGGCAGTGGCCTTCCAACAAGTGGCCTTCCAGGTACGGGTAGTAAGTCTGCTACGGGTCTTAAGGTGGCTGGTGCTAAAGTCGGAAAGATGGCATTGAGCCTTGCTGGTGTCGAATCTGTGGCAGAGCTTGGTGCTCTCATAGCACCTGTTGCCGCTGTTGTCGCTACCGTAGGTGGGGTTGCCGCACTAGGTAATGCCGCTCGTATAAGGGTGCATAATAGCGGCTGGAGTGGTCTGATTGGTTCTGATAATAATACTAGCGCAGCATATGTCGGCCGATTTGGTTCTACTAACTCAGCCGAAACGAGCGCTAGCGTTATTGCACAGACGCATCGCCTAGCCTCTGGGAAATCGGCAGGTGGTGTTATCCCTGGATTGGACACCGGACGGGATTCTGTGCATGCAATGCTGCGTCCCCAAGAGGGGGTCCTGGTACCTGGTGCTACTCGTGCCCTAGGTGGAGCCCGTGGGATCGAGGCCATTAATCGCAGGTATGGTGGTGGAGGTAAGAATCTAGTTGGTCACTACGCACAGGGTGGTGTGGCACCTATAGCACCTGTCGGCTCGTCTAGTGATATAAGCGAAGCCAAAAATATCGCCGGTGCTCTTGGTGCCGGTGGCTCGATGTCTACTACTCCGGCTGCTGGTGGGACTTCTTCTAGCGGCGGCAAGTCATCTAGCGGTAGTGGCGGCTCTTCTTCAGGAGGTGGCTCTTCTTCTACGGGACCACTCACGACTGCCATGGGTGGCATGCCTGGTAATGCCTCCATTATTGGCAAGTATCTAATGTCTCATGGATTCAGTCGTATTGAGGCTGCAGGTGTCCTTGGTAACATCATGGGAGAAGATAGCTCTGGCAGTCCCGAGACTACCGAGGCAGGCGGTGGCGGTGGTCAGGGTCTTATTCAGTGGACCGGTCACGGCAACATGATCACGGGTAACTACCAGGCGGATATGGCTAACCAGCTAAAGGCGCTTCTGTCCTTTGGCGGTGGTGCGTCGTCAATGAAGGGCGCTAAGTCTCCCGCTGAGGCTGCGTCAATGTACCTGACGAATGTGGAACGGCCAGCTAACCCATCGGCTTCTAGTGCTCTTCGTGAGGCCTCGGCTAATGCATCATACAAGGCTGGTTACGAAGGTGGGACCTCTGGTGCTGCACCAGGATGGGCTGCTGTAGGTGAGAACGGCGTTGAAATGGTCAACATGCGCGGTGGGGAGCAGGTTCTTAACCACGCTGTGACAATGGCTTCTCGTTATAGTGGTCGAGGATATGCCAGTGGCACTGGGACCATTACCTTTGGAGACATTCATATCCATTATGGTGGGTCTCCGTCCGACGCGGGGGCAGCAGCCCATACTGCGAGAGAGACCGTTAGGGCCATTAGGGTAGAGTTGGCTAGAGAAGATCTGGTTGATCAGATAGCGTCTGGGGTGACACACTAAATGGCTGCTCCACCGATTCTTCCTCGTCCGCCATCAGGGGGTGTGCTGCCGACTCCTCTGGGGCTAAAGCCGAGACCTCTTCTTCCTCGTGTTGCTACGAAACCAGCAGCTACAAAGTCGGCGTCAAAGGTTGGCAACATTCCATTCCTGGTGCAGCAGCCATTCAGTCCTAACATCCTGGGTATTGCTTCCCCCATGGGTAGTGGCGGAAACATTCAGATGCGTCGTGGTTTCATGGTATGGGATAAGCCGCAGCCTGGCTATGGTAGTAATAGGGCTCGTGTTAATTTCTTGTACAATCCCACAACGGTGACAGCTAATTATGCTTTGAATCCTAGCTCTGCTTTGACGGCTGCCCTGTTGTTCTCACAGGGCGGCGCTGGATTGAAAGCTGCTCCTATGGCACCCATGTCCCAGAGCATTAGCTTCTCACTGCTGTTTGACCGTACGTTTGAGCTTTGGAACCATTACACCACAAAGGGTGTTCCTAGTAACCCAAATGGTGTAATGGACCCTCACGCTCGTGGTGTTCTCACAGACGTTCTGGCTCTGCAACAGTACACCGGACAGCTTGCCAACTCAACGTTTCAGGATCAGGGAGGTGGCAGCCAAGCCATAGGAGCGAATAACTCGCCTGCTATGACCAGCACTTTCCAGCTTCAGGGTATTCAGGAGATGACACTGGGTTGGGTTTATTTTGGTGGGGCTTACGGAGCTTTTTATTACGGGTATATTAGTGGATTTACTGTTACCTACACCCATTGGACTCAGTACATGGTTCCAATGCGTTGTGCTGTGGATGTAGGCTTCGTGCTGATGCCATTGCCTGTCAACACTCCAACCTATGGTGTTGGGCTCGACGGTCCTCTCATTAGTGTCGGCGGTGCAACTACTGCCCCGCCGACACTTCCCGCTTTCCCGACTAAGCCGAAGAAATGATAGATCCCGGATCTAGGTACGCGACTAGTACTGTAGTAGGTATTGACAAAGCTGATGGCACGTCAATTTCTACTATTGTTCCTAGCCCCCCTGTTGTCTACACGTTTACCTACTCACCTTACCAATTCACTGGTGCTGACCGGATTGATAACTTGGCTAATACCTTCTATGGGAGTCCCCAGGCGTGGTGGAGCATAGCTGATGCTAACCCCGAGATTCTTGACTGGTCTAACGTAGCACCTGGCACTATTATCAGAATCCCCGACCTGGTATGACAGCGCTTCTTTCTCCTACTGTCTACACCATTAAGGTGCAGGATACTGTCGTGCGTGATCTAGTTGTAGATGTGGAATTCCGGACTGCCTGGGGGAAGCACGATCTATGGTTTGTGCGCTGCAATGCGACTAAGGCACAGGCCAAAAAGAATATCGCCACCTGGACGGATGGTGCTCCGGTAGAGATTTTCTGGGGCCGGGGTCCAGGCAACACACACACCTGGTACGGGTACGTCAATCACCATGTGTTCAGCAGCCAGGACGACCTGGCTATTGGTGTGCTGCAGGTAACGTACGTTCTGATTGGTACGTCTCGCGTGCTTAACACCGAGCACAGTAAGAACTGGGCCAGCATGTCCTACTCGTGGATGGCGCAGTCTATCGCTAAAGACAACGGCTTTCGTTGTGTATTCACACAGACTGCTCAGCTTGTGTCTGAATCTCAGGCGTCGGAGAGCGACTTCGCGTTCCTTAACCGCATGGCCGAGAAGATTGGTTTCCGGTTCTGGTGCAGTGGTGCCACTATGTATTTTATTGACCCTCAGGTGCTTTTTACAGCCTTTACTTACCTGTCCGTTCCTACCTATCGGATAGACATGAATGGAGTTGTGTTTGATACCGCTCGACTATTCGAGAAAACTCAGGGCGGTAACATCCCAGGATCTGTTGTTGGTCAGCGTCAGATTTCTGGCTTTGACGGTAAGACGGGAAGGGTGCTAACGCTAAAGACAGGCAGTGGATCTACTGCAATGGCTTACACTGATCGTCATGTCCAGTCGTACAATGACGGACAGCAGTCCATTAATGCTAAGCAGTCTCGTGCTCAGTTCTGGGTTACTGCAACCGTTGAGGTTTATGGTGACACTTCTCTTTATCCTGGTAAGATGATGCAGCTTGTGGGTGCTGCTATGCCCCACGAGTCCGAAGGTGCATGGCTGGTCTCCGGTGCTACTCATATTATGGCACCGGGTGGAACCGGCCGCCCGGCGCATGATCGTTATGTAACTAAGCTCGCGCTCGTCAGGAATGTCCAGGCAACGCCTATCTTGAAAGACGTGCAGCGCATTCAGCCGGAGTTTGTACCTTGTGTCCTGTTCGATGGCCGATGGCGGTCAACTGTCCTTGGTTCGATACGGGACGGCGTTGTTAATGGGTACGTGAGCGCACAATGAAGGAATGGAACAGTGTCTACCTTGGTCGGGTGGCTCACACTCGGCACACTGACGCCTGGGTGCAGCTACAGGTTCCGCAGGTGCTTGGTACCGCACTCACTGCTTGGGCTATGCCCTCCGGACTAACAAATGTGACACCACCAGCGGTGGGCGCAATGGCTCTTGTGCAGTTCCTCGGGGGAGATCTGAATTATCCTGTGTACTCAATAACCAGCCTGGTGGGAGCTACCAGCACGGTTGCTGCAGGTCCAGCAGGTCCTACTGGTCCTACGGGGCCAACAGGTGCTACGGGGGCAACGGGGCCACCTGGAGGGGCGGGACCACCTCCTAATGTCAGTACGGTCACCTTTGTTCCTGACCTTTCCGGTCCATTGCCAGGGTTTGATTCTGGTGCAGTGGACATCAATGGTCATCCTATTGTTACCTTCACAACAGCAACAATGTCCGGCGATATTGTGACACTTACTGCTGATATAGTTTATGAAGTCTATATTTTTCCTTCTTACCTAGTTCCTCATTATGCTTATGCAGTGCTACCGATGCTTCCTGTGATCACAAACGCACCAGAGCCTGCAGCTTGGTCATTGGTGGGAGTAGCAGGTATTGACTGCGTGTATCCTCTCGCTGGAGTTTCTACGGTAACGGTTGAGAGTACTGACTCTGTCCCACCGGACGTTTTCTTGAGCATCGAACTGGGAGCAGGTCCGGGTGACTTTTCTAACATGCCAAAGCAGGAGGACACACCCTGGGTTTTTGCTGGTGCCGTTTCTGTAGGTCAGACTGCACCACAGGTTTGTGTTGCCCCGTTGCCGGGAGATATGTTTAATGACTTCCTTAACTACTCACTTGGAAGCGTTCCCATGTACTTGATACTGAATATTGGACTCCTTGGTTATGATCCAATTCCACCTCCTCCTACTGTTAGCTTTCATGCTGAGGTCACCCTAGACCTATCGCTCTTCGCCTACCGGGTCGCCTGGACTGGCTGATAGGATAAATATGATATGAGTATCGAGATAGCGGTTCCTTTTATGTTGAACTTTGGTGGCAGTGTTGGTATCACCACGGACCCAGACACTCAGGTCATGCAGCACGTTCGGTCTCTGGTAGAGACCACCCCCGGAGAGAGGGTAATGATGCCCGATTACGGCATCCCTATGGAGGGGTTTGTGTTTGAGTCTGAATCTGGACCCGATTCGATTGATGTCACTAACCAGGTACAGACCCAGATGGCTAAGTGGGAGCCTACTGTTAACGTGGTTGGTGTCGTGCCCGTGGGGGACGAGATGAACGGTGTGGTCAGCGTTGAAGTGAACTACACTCGTGGTCCTAATGCTCCGCTTGCTTCTCCTGTTGTGAGCACTGCCACCGTTCTTGTTGGAGGCGAGGTTGTGTGACGACTAACCCTCTGCTTGCTCACTTCGATACGTTGCAGATACCTACGTCTATTGACTACACCAGCAAGGACTTCTCTGGTTTTTCTGCCTCTATGCTGGCGTATGCTGCGCAGGCGTTTCCGGAATGGAACACTTCTTCTGAAGGTGACATGGGCGTGGTGCTCATGGAAATCTTTGCCTATGGTCTCGACATCCTTTCCTACTACGGTGACCGTCTGACTAAAGAAGCCTACTTGTCAACGGCTACGCAGCTACTGAGCGTGTACAACATTGCTAACACTCTGGGTTACGTGCCTACTAACGGCTCTCCGTCTAGTGGAACAGTCACCTTTATCACCGACAATCCGGGAGTAGAGGTTATCGTGCCAGCGGGTACTCAGGTTGTAGCTACTGGTGGCTCTGTTCCCGTATTCTTTGAGACTGTTGACTCGGTACTCGTTCCCGCCAACGGCGGGACGGTATCGGTAGATGTCATCCAGGGCATAACTGAGCATTTGATTCCTATTGGTGTATCGGATGGCACTCTTGGGCAAAGGTTTGTTCTGCCCCAGCTTGATGTCATTGACGGTACGGTTCAGGTGTGGGTGCAGACCTCTATCGGCTCCCAGGAGTGGGTGCAGGTACCTTATCTTATTGACTCCGGTGCCGACGATCAGGTGTACAGCCTGTCTACGGATCAGACGGGGGCTACCACGGTTGCCTTTGGTGACAACGAGAACGGGACAGTGCCTGCCGTTGGGCTGCAGATATGGGCTACCTACCGGGTGGGCGCTGGTGCCTCTGGTAACCTTCTATCTGGTACGGTTTCCACCTTTGCTGTTCCTATTCCTGGTGTGAGCTTTGAACTACTGGCTGATGGTGTTACTTCTACAGCGACCGCAATGACTGGTGGCTCTGATCCTGAGACTATTGAGCAGATACGTGCCAACGCGCCTACTGTGTTTCAGGCTCAGTACCGGGCCGTCTCACCGCAGGACTTCGCTGCAATAGCGCTATCTGTTCCCGGTGTGCTTATGGCGAACGCTGTAGCGCAGCGTAGCTCTGCTGTTACCTTGTACATCATGGGGCCTAATTACACGGGGCCTGGTCCTGCTCTGGTTCAGTCTGTCCTTTCTTATTTTAAGGGAAGGACTGCTGCGGGCTGCACGGTCTCAATTGTGCCTCCCTACATCGTGCCTATTGACGTGGGTACGTCTGGCAACCCAGTTACGCTAGTGGTCAAGGATACGTATCTGCAGGCCTCAGTGAAGGCCAACGTAACTACAGCAATACAGGCGTTGTTCACATCTCCAAATATATCCTTCGGGCAGCTTATCAACGTCTCTCAGATCTACGGAGCGGTCCTGGCCGTGCCTGGTGTGGCCTACGTCGTGATTCCCGTGTTCACGCGGGAGGATGCGGTACAGAGCGGTATAGCTCCCATCCAGCTAAATCCAGGTGAGGTAGCTAGCTCTGGGGTCCAGTACATCAGTGTGACAGGTGGAGTCCTATGACCAACGCTATCTTCCCTCAGGCTATTTTCCCCTGGACCGACAAGCGGGACAACGTAGACGATGTCTTGGCCATTGATCCTAACTCTCTTGCGGCCGAGATCGAAGCGATTGAGAGCGTCATGGGCACGCTGACTTACACGGAGAAGTCACCCCCGAGCGGTCAGCCTGTCAAGTATCCCTCCTTGGATGCCCGGCTTAGCGCGCTGGCAAACAATGCCAATTTGCCCGTGTGCGAGGTGTCGGCAGCCAGTACAACGGTATCTAACTGGCTTGGAGTTGGAACCGGCTTTGGTCAGTGGAATGTCTACTCACCATCGTACGACCCATTCAGTTTCTTCAACGGCAGTGATATCACCATTCCTGACAATGGATGGTATCGGGTGTCTGCCGGTCAGACGTGGCCTTGGTGGTCAATCGGTTACGATATGCTGTCTGTCTACAGTGGTACTACCTTGTTGCAGCAGGATAAGTGGGATTGGGAGTTTACTGGGAACGTGCCAACCGGCCAGTGGCAGGCCGGTAATGGCACGCAGCGAGCGGGAGACACACACGTCTCCTGGGAGGGCAGGCTGTATGCTGGTAGCCGTATTCGTGTGTTGTCGGAGAATGGTACCTCTAACCCGTTGCAGACGGCGACGAATCTCTGGCTGAAGGTGTCTTTCGTAGCGACTATTCCCTCGGCAGTGTAACGTGGCTGTTTATGGTGTTTCTTCGGTATATGGATCGTCGTCCAAGTACGGATTGGACGCGCTTCCTGACTACCTCTGTGGTCGGATGTCTGCGCAGTCTACAAACTACGAGCAGGTAACTGTTACCTGGACTCAGCCACTGGGAGTCATCTATCGTTATCGTTTGCTGTCCAGCAGAACCGGGTACCCTATCAATGAGAATGACGGGGCTATTCTGATTGACCAGGCAGCTTACCCTGGTTCGGTGTATCTCGATCAGGATGTCATTCCAGGCACATACAAGTACTATGGTCTGTATGTCCAGGTGAATGCCGAGTCGAACATTTGGCTGCGCAGTGGTGTAACTGCTTGCTTGGCCAATCAGGACCACGGCTCAGCCGCCTGGATAGAGGGACTTTTGCCTCAGTATTTCCGGGCTATGCCTGACGGGTCGGCACTCCCGGTGGACCCTGCTGGGATGTCTGATCTTGACAAGTTCTGCCTGGTAATGGGCTGGGGTCTCGACTACGCTAAGACCCAGTACGCTATGTTTGCTGACCATGTGAATGATCCGTCTGCCATTCCTCTTGGTGACTTGTGGAATCTGGCCGACGAGCTTGGCCTGAAGTTCAGTCCAGAGATCAATGCCGCCACGGTAAGGAAGGCAGTAGCTAATGCTTCTGTAGTGTTCAGGCAGCGTGGGACCATTGAGGGCCTGAAAGCTGAGATAGCCATGAAAACTGGCTGGGACTCGGATGTCCATATCGGCCAGAACATACTTCTGGAGGATGACCAGAGCCAATTCATGTCTCCTATCTTCCTGCCATACGACGAAAACAGGGCGTATAACGCAGGCGACGTGGTCTATGTGGTAGCTACAGGGCAGCCACCTAGCATGTTCTTTCCACCCGACCGGGCGTATTGGTACAACGCCGAATGGAGTGGTAATGGTTACTGGTATAAGTGCCTGACTACGGGGACGATAGGTGTTGATCCTCCTGCTGATGGTACAACCACCGGTACATGGGAGTGTATTCGTGACGCCGATGACTGGCTGCTGACCCTGTACAACGCTGTGACGGGTGGTATAAACACTTGGGAGCTTCTTACTCCTGCCAATACTGATGGTGTGCCGACTGGACCGACCCCGTTCCTTCAGGGTCTAGGTGTCGCTGTCCCTGGTAGTGATGGCACGCAGAATGCACTTAATTCCCTGCGGCTGTACAACCAAGACGCTAGTGTATCCACATTGTGGGTTCGATCACTCGCCCGTACTAATGGTGTGGTTACGGGGGAGGATCTTCAGGTGGATAAGCTGCAGGTCATCAAGGATGCCGTTCCTGTTCCATGGGTCCTTGACGATCAGGAATATGACGCCACAACGGAGTATTACACTAACGACCTGGTGCTCTATCAGGGGCAGTCCTTCATCGCATTGCGTCAGTCTAAGGGCGCGATTCCTCCTACAAATAACTTGGCCACTTCAGAGTGGGCACCGCTCAGTTATGACCGTCGTATCCGGCTGATGATCAGCGCGCTTACATCACAGAACATGACTAATGTGGACAACCTTTCTGCTGCTGTCGTTCCCTTTGTCGAGTGGTATGATCAGTGGGGGACCTTCATCACTAGAGTGTTTGCTAGGAACAATGGTACCGATCCTTCCCGTCCTAACGCTCTGACATTTGACAGTTTCACTACGCTCGCGTCTGACTACGTTGGAGAGTCAGCCATTTTTAACTGGGTGGCTAACTTCTACAACAATGTCACTAGGACTCCCCCCATTGTGCTCACTGAGGCAGTTGACGCTGTTGAATTCCAGTGGAACAGCCAGTCTCCGGGGCTAGGGGTGAATGCCGATAGTTGGTCTGTCAATTTCGAGGGTTCCTTTGTTGCGCCTGTGACGGGTATCTATACCTTCGGAGTGTCTAGCTCAGATGGTAGTGCTGTGTGGGTTAATGGTGTGCAGATTATCAACAACTGGTCTACGCATCCGTTTACACATGTAACGGGTACCGTGTCATTGACGGCTGGGGATACTACTGATGTCCTTGTGAGTTACTACAAGGACTCCGGTATTGCTGACGCTGTCAATTACGCATGGTCTAATGACCCTGCTTCCACCACAGTGTTCGATGGATGGACCGGGTCTCTCGGTGACAGCTTGATCGTCAGTCCCGTTAAGCCGGTGCTGCCTGGTTCTCCAGTGCATGCTACTATCGTGGCGGCTTGGAGTGGCCAGGGGTTCGCTACTCTGCACTGGTCTGACACTAATGGTGTCCCTCTTAAGACAACTATTGGCGATGTTGTCGTAGGCAACGGTGTCAATGCTGACTCCGGCGTCGAGCTAGTTGTCTCTGATGTGGCTCCTGTGGGAGCCGCCTGGGTGTCACTGGGCGCAACCCTCGGTGTCTATACTGCGCCAGAAGCTATTCAGACCTCTTCTACTGAGACCTCTTATGGTATGATCACCTTCCTCAATCAGTGGGGGTATCAGGTAACGGAAGGCAGTAGCAACACCGCGCAATATCAGACGGCGTCATATAAAGCAGGTCTGGCCAAATCAAAGAAGGCCGCCGCGCACAGTGTGACGGTGCTGACTCCTCAGGCTACGCGGACTGTGGTTAGTATCACCTATATCGACGCACCTACTCCGTACATGTTCTCCGCGTCCATGAGCGTGCAGGACGCTACTCCCTCTGGTATTGCCCTGGACCCGATTACCTGGGTGTCCACCGTTGGTGGACCTAACCTTAATGGTCGGACAACGGATGACCAGCAGAGTGAGTGGGCGGTTCCTGTTGGTGCATTTCAGCAAGGAGGCTATGAGGGTGGGTCTGCTTGGCCGGTGACCCCCGGTGTCCGTTCGATGGCTCTCGTCTCTGGTGCTGCTGATGGACAGGCTGGGGTGACCTTCCGTAGTCCGCCATTGATTGGTTCTCACACTCAGGGTCTGGTGTTCCGGTATTCTAATGACAGTAACTATTGGGTTGCGACTAGGACTCAACTTAAGAAGAAGGTCGCCGGGAGTTGGCTAGTGCTGGTGACGTATGCAGTACCATTTGCAGATAACGACAGGATCGTAGTGAGCATGGACGGTAGTGTTATCAACGTTTTCCGCAATGCCGGAATCGTTGCTGTAGCTACCGTGACTGACATCTTTAATGACACTGCTATTCTTCATGGGATTGAAGCTACATGACGGACGTAACGGTTGCTGGTGTACCTGCTGAATCCGATGGGTCTGCTCTACCAGGAATAGTAGCCATTTCCATTGTCGTGGTCGGTCCTATTGCTACTGCCACTGGTGCTGCACTTGCTGGTATCAGTAAGATTTCTGCCGATGGTGTGCCTGCTGAGGTGGTGTCTGCTGCCCCTCCTGGTGTCATTGATGTCGTCAATATATATGCTATTGATGCGGCTGTTGCTGGGGCAGTCTCTAATGCGTCAGGTGCCGCTCTCTCTGGTGGCATTTATGCGGGACCATTCATTGGCAACCTTTGCACCAACCCAAGCTTTGAGGTGAGCCTGGCCGGGTACACGGAATTGACCGGCACGGTTATCACGCAGACGGGGACTAACGCTGCCTATGGCAATAGGTCAATGCAGGTAACGACTGACGGTCTGAGCGTGGGAGAGGGTGTGACTGGTCCTCTTGTTACATATTTTACGGAGTCCGTAGAAGGAAGCGTGGGAGTAGACCTGTCTGGTGAGACTGGTACCGTAGTGGTGTCTGCCTACTCCAGTCCTGGTCCGGTGCTGCTTGGCAGTAGGACAGTGACGCTTACCCCCGCATGGCAGCGTGTCATCCTTAACGACCTTACAATCTATGGCGGGGATGAGGTACGTCTTGTCATTCAGACGCCGACTGCCCAGAGGCTTACGTTCCTGGTCGATGCGGTACAGTATGAGGCGAACACTCCGGCCGCAATGTACATTGATGGAGATCAGCCCGGCTGTGAATGGCTTGGCACTCCTGGCTTGTCTGCTTCTGTCATGCCATCAGAGATATTCACCGTGCTTCATGGTGGGATAGATGTTGAGGGTTCTATCTCCATAGTCGTTCCTGGTGAGGACTTCGAGATTGATCTGGATGGGTTCCTAGAGATCAATGGAACGGTTACTACTGAAGTCACTAATCCTGTTGGTGCTTTTGATGACTTTGCATTGTTCGAGCTTACCGATCCGGACCCGGCGCAGACATATGTGTCGTGGAACAACGCTGGCCAATTCTCGGGGGAATCTGATTACACTCAGCCCTATGGTCTGTTCCATCCTCCGCTGGACTACCCGGTCTCTGACGGGACGAACGCATGGAACCGTGCCCAGTACATGGCGGCGGGGTTTGAGTTCGTTGACGTGCCTCCTGGGGCCGCACAGAACCTAACTAGGGTGTCTGTAGAGTCTCTGCCACTGGACGGTGCTACTGATACCAATCCTGTTCCTCGCGCGTACGACCCTCCTCGGTCACTACATACTGTCATTCATCCATCCCGGCTGAACTACTGTCCCAATCCAAGCTTCGAAATAGACCTCACCGGGTGGAGTGCTGTCGGCACTGGTGCGCTGTCTCGGGTAGCAACGGGATTGAACATCGCTGGCCTGGGTACGTTGGTACCTACTCCGGGGGTGAACACTATTGTCTCTGTACCTGCTGCGGCTATCTCACCAGGGCAGCGGGTGTCCGCTACCATCTACGCCAATGCGCCCAGTGTGCTTTCTCAGAGTCTGATTTTGCAGGTAGCCTGGCTGGACTCGTTCAGTAGGCCATTGCTTGGTGCTAGCGCTTTGTCCGCTGGGACGCCGGTAGCACCTGCTGCTGCTACCTGGACTAAACTGTCTGTCACGGGAATCGCTCCACTCAATGCCGTGTACTACGTGCTGCAGGTAACCTATGCTTCTGTGCCGTTGTCTACTGACCTCGTGTGGTTGGGTAACCTGATCACCTGTGTCAGCACGCCTCCCATTCCTCCTTCCTATTCTTCTTACGCACGCGTACCCATTGCTGGCTGGTCCTGTAACACTGGCGGTGGTACCGCGACATTGGACAGTACCCATGTTCCTCTCCCAGGGTACAGCGGCCACTACCGTGCGGCACCTTCGGTTCAGAATTTTGCTACGCCCGATACGACGTTCAGTGTCACTGCGGCTGCAGGCATTGAGACCGGCGATGTCATTCTGCTGTGGTGCTCTTTCTTCTCCGCTGCTGCGTGGAGTTGCCCCGGATTCACCGTGCTTGCTTCTGATGCTGACTCTGCGCTATTGGTCCGTACTGCAGACGGTACAGAGGGCAGCACATTCACTGTAACAGGCAGTGGTTCTCCGGCCATTACGCAGGCAGTGGTAGCAGGTCCTGCAGCCATTGATGTGGTGTCGTCGGTTGACTCCGGTGTGTCTGGAGTCTACCCGAATAACAGCGGGCTAACGGTAGCCGCTGCCAATGAACTGCTTATCTGGTGGGGTGTTGCCAATTCTGGTGGGATCGGGTCTGGTATAGGCACAGCACCGGCAGGATTTACCAGCCGCGCTGTTGGTGTCTCTACTGCTAGTGACATGCCTGATGTGCTGTTGTCTGATTCCCTGGCAATAGCTGGCAGTACTGGAGTCGTAGGTCCCGGTACTTCATCCAACGACTTCTCTTGGGCCACTAATATGGTGGCTGTCGTGGTTCCGGCCTTTCCTGATAGCGTTGTCACTGACGGCGGCACCGGGTTCGCTGTGCGAGTCACTCCCTCTGGTGTTCCCTTCGTCTCTCCCCCTGGTACAGTACACAGCATGGAGGTCGTGTCTACTGCTATCGGTGATGGTGCAGGGATCTCCATTCCTTACCTGGTAGTAGGAAACGCGTACACTGCTAGCTGCTATGTTCAGCCCGACACGGGAGTAAACGTTGTCCTTTCTTGCCCGGACGCAACTGCTACCGTTCTGGACAAGGGGACTTTGACCGATGCGTGGACTACTAATGGCTGGGTTAGGGTGTGGGTCACCTTCAAGGCCAACGCATCCACAGTGGCACTTACTGTCACCTCTGATGTGGGTACGTCCAATGTGGACGATGTGCTGGTCGAGATCGGCTCTCTGATCGGCACCTACTTTGATGGTGGAGATCCATCCTCCGATTATGGGTGGGAGGCAGGTGGAACGGCTGGCTTGACCAGGTCGTATTTCTATGAGAACCTGCTAGTAAGCCAGCAGACCATTCAAGACATCCTTACTAAGCACACTCCTATGGGGGTGATCGTCTTGACGCCTCTATACTTTGTACCCCCGGAGAGTCATCCATCGGCCTCGCCATTCGTCTCCATGAACCAGTTTCAGGTATTCTCCCCGCCTGTGCCTGTGCTGATTCCTCCCCCGGCTGTGGCACCTCCGTCAACGCCCGGCAGATCTGCTCCCGCGCAGGTCCCTGGGTATCAGACGTACGCGCCAGGAAAAATGACGCTGACACAGTTGGCTGCTAAGGCTGGGGTCACGGTGGCTAAGCTGAAAACAATCGACCCTGGAGTAGTGGCCAAATTCGGGAAGTCTAAGGTGCTGCCTGCTGGCACCGGGTACTGGGTGCCACGACACCCCAAGTAACTATAAGATACTAATTCGGAGCAATTTTATGACGTTGATCCTACTTGCACTCGCATCCTTCATGGTGTGGATGACAGTCCAGCCCCTTCTTCCATTCATTGTTCCTGATAGGCTCGCGCCGTTCCTGGTCGGTGGCATCGCTACAGGTCTCTGGTATGAGCCACGGCATTGGATGCTCATCATACTGGCTGCATCGGGTGGGGTGTTGCTGCTGCATAGGGCAGTGGCCATGACTGGCATAGTGATGCCTTCGCCCTGGAGCATAAAGGATATTCCCCGGCCTCATCTTCCCCACCGTGACCAGGTGGTGGTCCTGGGCGAGAAGAGCTTCACGCCGGGCAAGGGACCATCAAAAGTCGGGGCAAGGATACCAAAGCTCTGACTGGACTGTCTCACCATTCTCATGTATGCTGACATAGCATACGCACGCCAATATTAAGGAGACCTGGATGGCACCAAGAGATCAAGAACCGGAGAACCTGTGGACTGTCGCGTTTGACGGCCCCGGTGACATCACCGAAGAGAACGCCGCTGCCCTGTTGGACCGGGAACTGCCTCAAGACATTGAGGCGATCTATATCCCTGAGCGAATCTCCCGCAAGCAGCGTGGCCTCAGGGTGGTGTCCAATTGGCTGACTGATATCTTCGGTGAGTCCGGCGTCCAAAAGACGGACAACATCCTCGCCTCCCTGTCTAAGGGTGATACTCCTGTCCTGATCTGGCTTCGTGGTGAGGAGGATACTAAGGAGGACCGTGCTGCATTGTCTGCTGCATTGGATGACGATGTGCATGTCCTCGACCTGTCTCAGGGCCTGGACGACATTGACTTTGATCCTGAGGACTGGAAGGAAACGGAAGAGCCTGTAGCCGAGCCTGAGCAGCCCGCTCCCGCACGAACACGAAAGCCCCGTGCCCCTCGTACCACCACGTCTGCTGGTCCGGCTCCGGTCACTACAACGCCGCGTGGTAGGACGCGCGCAACTCGGCCAACCCCTCACCCGGCGTCACAGTCAACGGGGCCGAACGGTGAGGATGAGCTAGCTCCACGACGCCGTGGGATGCCTCGCAACGTCGTGGCTGATGAGTTGGCTAAGGATGCTGCTAAGGTCCTTGCCACTCAGGATATGCGTGCTGTCATTGGTGAGGATGTTGTGCCTGTTGTGCCTGTTGGTCATGCCATTTATGATCAGATACTGGAGGAGTATATTGACTCCCGTATTCGGCACGCGTTCCATGTGGCTGAGCTAGCACAGCATCCTAAGCAGCAGGTTGGTCGCCCCAAAGCAGACGGCAGCAAACCTACGCCCTACTTGGATCAGGAACTGACCTTCGTTGTTAAGAATGGCGTGGCGTCACTCCGTGGTCGCGGTAAGCCTTCTCCCGGCCAAGAGGAGTTCACTATGACTAGGCGTCAGGCTATTGAAGAGGGACTGATAGATAGTTGATATGCAGGTGGCCCGGTGGGAAGCGTCTCAGCTTCGACCAGTCCGGGCCACTGTGCGTGATCTGGGGAGAGAGGAGGGGAGGTCCCCCAGCCACGCCTGCAACTCCTATCGTAACATAAGGGCAGTGAACCATTAAAGGCAACGACCTAGCCAATACACCACAAGTAAGGATCTTGCTGGTATTTGAGGGCTGCCTGGGATTCCTTAAGGCAGGTGCTGAGAAGGAGTGGGACAGGTTGTCTGCCCAGGGCAGATGGTCCCGAGCCATTGATCTCTGGTACATCAACCCACTCATGGAGAGAATCATATGGGATCGGTCGATAAAGGACGACATAAACATTGAGGTGATCACTTACGCTGGCCCAGATGAGTGGGCCTCGTGTGTATCTGATCTGATTGGTGAGTCACAACTACCTATCCGCCGAGTGTGGGCCATCAGGCCTGAGGTACTGGCTCATAAGATTATGTCTATGCCTAACGTTATCAGGATCTATGATCCATTCAAAGAGCATGAGCTATACTTCGGGCAGAGGGGACGATGGATACAGGATGCCAATCAATTCGCGCGAGACTGATCCTTGGCGGCCACGCATCAAGGGGCATCCATGGCTTGGAGATGTTACTGGTCTTACCGACAGGGGCTGGTTTGTGTTCCCTGTCATGTCAGAAGGTAAGACACCCATTCCAGGATTCAAGTGGTCTGAGTTGGCTACCAACGACGCTGGCGTCCTAATGGACTATTGGGTAGATGGAGACAACATTGGCGTAGCCTGTAAGCAGTCGGGTCTGCTGGTGCTTGACTTCGACATCAGACACAACGCCGACTGTATTGATGCCATGCTAGATCTGCTTGATACCGATGACCCGCAAACCTATCGGGTAGAGACTGCCTCGGGTGGACAGCATTGGTACTACCGCAACCATGGTGACCTGGGCAACAGTCCCGGCAGCCTGCCCTATGGCATTGACGTTCGTGGCGGCCGAGGAGATGGTGGGTATGTTCTGGGAGTTGGGTCCTATGTCATTACTGATTCGTACTCGGGACCATATACTGCTATTGACGACGACGATGCCAATGAGTTGCCAGAGGAGATCCGTAAGCTGCTAAGGGAGCCGCGCAGGCTCAAGACACCAGCCGAGCAGCGTCGTGGGATGCGGCTGATGAGCCCTGGTCACCTGCGTCAGTACAAGGCCAACCTGCTGAACGCCATCGTTACTGCCGAGGACGGGACACAGAATTCTCAACTCAACACCAGTGCATTTCTGGCTGGTATGCTGGTTAGCGAAGGCATGTGGGAACTGGAGGACGCGGAGGAGCAGCTAGCATTGGCTGCAGACGAAGGTAATCACCCCAGGTGGAGGGCGGCGAGCACCATTCGTTCTGGATTGTGGAGTGGACTTGGTAGTAAGTGACGATCCCCTAGCTGATCCTAGGGGAGAAGATGTAGCTATACAGGATGCCATTGAGGCCGCCGTTGATGACCTATACATCAGAGACGAAGCTAAGCGCATACATGGCGCGAACAAGACGCCGGAGTTTCGGCAGGTAGATCTGGCTGGGCTTATGTCATTGCCAGAGCCTGATCCAATGATTGAAGGTATTCTTGACTGGGGCACAGTGACATTGCTGTCTGGCCCAAGCGGTAAGGGTAAGTCATTCATCGCCCTGGACTGGGCACTGAGTGTGGCCACTGACTGCACCTGGATGGAGCACGACATTGTCCCTGGCCGGGTCCTGTACGTGGCTGCCGAGGGCGGGCACGGTCAGAGCAAGAGAGTCAGCGCATGGATGGATAAGCATAAGCTCGACCTGGATCAGCCGACCATTACGCTCATCATTGATCCCATTAATTTGTCGGTCTCTGGCCAGGTGGACATCCTTGTTCAGAAGGTACACGACGAGGAGTATGACCTGGTGGTCATTGACACCCTGGCTAAATGTACCGCTGGTGTGGAAGAGAATTCCGCCAGCGAGATGGGCGTTGTTATTGCTGCCTTGTACAGAATCAGGGACGCCATTGAGGAGAACGGTACGACCGTACTGGTAGTTCACCACACGGGATATGATACCAAGCGTGCTCGTGGTAGCTCAGCCATCGTGGCCGGTGTAGACAATGTCTACGACATCTTTGCGGAGGACCCACACGACATGATCTCCATCAGATGCTCCAAGCGAAAGGACGGCGAGCCAGCCATGCCTATGCTGGTGCGGCTGCGTCAGGTGGCGTTGGACATTGGCACGAGTTGTGTGGTTACGGATGATCTGGACCTTGATGGAGAAGGGACACCAATAGAACCACCGCCATTGAGGACGGACTCGCAGGACACAGAGTACGAGCATAAGATGCACTTCGGGCACCTCGCCCGCAACGTGAGGAGCAGAGCATGAATGACTACGTAAACCCAACTAAGCCTAATGGACCCTACGTGCCGGACCATATCTACGATTGGCTGGTACGCGACCTTGGTTTCCCGTGGGACACCAGCACGCAGAGAAAGCCAGGATGGATGGATCTTAATCGTTTGGCTCAGGCACAGATTAGGTTTGATAAGAAGAATGACACCTGGTTTCCTGATAATACGGAGGAGGATTACGTGGGGTTTATTTGTCAGGAGACAGGGTGGCCTGAGCCCTGACGTGCTAACCACTGACCTATACCCTTATCAGGAGCCTCCCGTGGACATGTTCCTAGAGCGGGGTAGTTTGCTGTTGGCTATGGAGCAGGGGGTTGGTAAGACGATGGTCGCTATTGCTGCGGCCGAGGAGTTGCTAGGCTGTGGGGACATTAACCTCAACCTGGTGGTGGTTCCTGCATCTTTGAAGTACCAGTGGGGTGAACGTATTGCCACTCACACGGACATTCCCACTGTGCGGATTAAGATCAAGGGTGAATGGTTCACCATACCTGCACCACCTTATGGGATCGTGATTGATGGCAAGCCATTCCAGAAAGACGGTGTTAAATACACGGCTGAGGATGACAGGGCTCGTCAGTACGCAGCCATTACAGATGAGACAGACTATGTCATCCTGGCCTATGACAACATCCTTGACGATGTGCAGCAGATCAAAAGGATCAAGCGCCACTCGCCATTGATGGTGACATTGGATGAGGTGTCTGCTATCAAGGGGCTGGAGTCGCGTCGATCCAAGCGGGTTAAGCGCATGCTGGCTGCCGATTACCGCATGGGCTTGACCGGCACACCAATAGAGAACCGACCGGATGAGGCATTTTCTATCATGCAGTGGGTGGATAAGACAGTGCTGCGTGATTGGCCAGAGTTTGAGAAGTCATTCATTAAGCGCAACAGCAACGGCAGCGTGCGTAGGTACAATAACCTGCCGTTGTTCCACGAGATAATGTCACAGGCCATGTACGTAAAGCTGCGTAGTGACCCGGATGTGTCACCTTATATGCCAGACGAAGAGTTCGACACCTGGACTGTGGACCTGGATGAGAGCACCTTGTCTGTCTACTATGACATTGGCCGGGACCTATTGGCCGAGCTTCGAGCCATGCGTCACAGCGGTGACTTTAATCTAGCCAACTACTACGCCGGTCGTGGAGGCTATGATGAGGGTACTCAGGCCGGTAAGGCGATGGCTAAGTACACGGCCATGGAGATGCTGCTTGACCACCCTGACCTGATCGTGGCATCGGCAATGGACTACCAGGCTTCAAAGGATAAGCGTGACGCGGGGGAGGAGAAGGCTAGCTGGCCTGGGTCCAAGTACTGTTATCAGATCTGGCAGGCCGGAATGGTCGATGGGCTATTCCATTCGCCAAAGCTGGAGGAACTTAAGTGGAGGCTGGCTGTGCTGTTTGAGTTCAATCCGGACGCCAAGGTGCTGATCTACACCCAGTGGATCGAGATGCTGGGCATCATGGAATGGGAGCTTCCTTATCCGTCTGTTCTTTATCACGGTGGATTGAATGCCAGCAGTAAGGCAGCGGTCATTTCTAAATTCACTAATGATCCAACTATTCGACTGTTTATATCTAGTCATGCTGGTGCGTATGGGTGTGACATGTTTATGGCTTCGGATCTTATTAATTATGATCGCCCCTGGTCGGCTGGAAAAGGTGATCAGATTAACGGTCGAATTGTTCGTGCCTCTTCGGAATTTAACAAGGTAATGATCCACACAATGGAGTGTACTGGAACGATCGAGACCAGGAAGCGCCAGGTGGTGGAACATAAGCGCCGCATAGCTTCGGCTATTATCCGTGGTGTTGGTGCGGATCACATGGGCAGGATCGAGAACGACGTGCAGACCCTGACGGCTTGGCTTGACACCACTATCCCGGTCGAGTAACGTAGGTAATGACATCGAAAGGATGATGCTCTATGTCAGTTCAAAGGAAGCGCCCAAGCAATGCCCTGAAGGCAGTCGAGATGTACTTGTTCCAGCGGTGGGAGGAGACCAAGGCCAAGCGGGCGAAGGAGAAGCTGTACATACCCAGCAAGTCCGACCAGTCCCTGATCCCTTCGTGGGTGATGGCTGGTGGACTGCAGGACGACAAGGGCAGCTATCTCCGGTACTTTGTTGAGCCGTTCCAGGTCGGTGACAAGAAGATCACCGGTATGAAGTGGCAGGCCAACCAGGGTGAGCCCGACATTGATCCCGATAAGGCTGAAGCCTTTGCCAAGCGTAAAGGCCTGGAGGGTGAGGTCACCAACACCACCATCGATCTGAGTCAGTGCAGCCCGGAGCAGGTCAGGACTATCGTTAATGGTCTGCAGGGTATGCCGATCCTGGTTGATAAGGAGTGGCTGTGGGATGAGTTCTACACCCTGTACCAGAGGAAGCTGATCACCAAGGCAGAGCTTGCCAGCCTGATCACCACCCCTGAGACCCGCTACTCATTGGTTAGTCTGGAGGACTAATTGCCATTGGTTGTTCGCCCCAAGGTGGGACCGGAGTTCTTCGAGGCAGAGATGTCAGACGCAGAGCTTCGGTCCCGTCTTGAGATTCCGGATGGGTACACCATAATTAGGTGGACTACAGATTGGTCTACTAAGAAGATCACCTTCACGTTGACAAAGGAAAACTAATGCCTGGTGATATCAGATTCTGCAAGTGTCATGAGATACCTATGCCGAGACGAATCACAAAGGAGTATCTTAGTAAGCTGTGTGAGGACCATCGGATGCTGTATGACAATTTGTCGTGGCAGCGAGAGGTGAAGGTACTCGGTAACTGATGAAATGGTATAAGCTGACTCTGACTCTAGGTAGTGTAGACTCATTGTCAGATGAGGACAAGGCAGCCATTGCTGAGTGGCTAAAGACCATGCCCATCAATGGCTACCTTAGTTCTCAGTTTCTGGAGGGGATAGACTTGAGTGATATAAAGGTGCAGGGGAGATGGGATCACGTCTGAGGATTACACCTCCCAGAATATGTTCTATCCAGGGAGCAATGAACGCCTGTCAGACGGGTCTGAGGGCGCTGCTAAGACAGGCTCAGACCCGTTGGCAGGTATTGGCCCGCCCTTGATTCTCAGCATGGGTGGGGTAAGGACCGAGTTCTTCACTATCTCCCAACTTGGATTGGCATTGAATCGTAAGGCTGGTACCATTAGGAAGCTGGAAGATGAGGGCAACATCCCTCGGGCGGTATGGCGTCGGCCAGCATTGGATTCAAGGATGCGGCGTCGATTGTACACGCGGCACCAGATCGAGGAGTTGGTACGAATAGCTAATGAGGAAGGTATCCTGATCAACAAGCAGAAAGCTATTAGTAGTACACAGTTCCCTGCAAGGGCGAGAGCACTATTTGATGAGGACCGTAAGTGATCATCACCAGAGGGATCGAACACAAGATCAATATGCAGCCGGGTAGCTATGAAGGTGTGGTGCTGCATGGCTCGGTAACCATTGACAGCAGTGACCTTCAGTTCGCAGCACTGGATGTTGACGAGCTACTGCAGAGGGCACAGGATTTGCTGGATCAGGTTATGGCAGATGACATAGTAGAGGCAGCGCGGTGTGTCTCCCCGGATGGTGACTCGTACATTACGAGTTGGAAGGACGGAAATTAATGGCTAGACAACTTTCTCGACGCAGGGGTCGCCCGGTAGAGGTGGACACAGACACTGACGGTTATGATGACGAGCCTAATGACGAGGCCGAGCAGGGTGGTGGCCGACGCGGGCAGCGTAGCTCTCGCACATCACGCCGCAGCCCTGAGAGGACTTCTAAGCGTGAGTCTGCCCGTTCGGGTAGAGCAGGACGGGATCGGTCCAGTAGCGCCGTAGGGCGAGGCTGGGCCGCGTCCAGGGCCAATAGGGCGAAGTCTGGGAGCTTCAACAACCTCGACCAGCTAACTATCCCCATCGCGCCCAAGAGTGTGACCGTAGCCTTTCTTGAGGAGGAGCCGTTCGCCACCTACAACCAGCACTGGGTAGATGAGGTCACCAGCGGCCGGAAGAGCTTCGTATGCCTTGGTGAGGACGATGACTGCCCACTGTGCCTCATCGGCCTGGGTACCAGAAACATGGACCTGTACAATGTCGTGGACATGAGTGGTGATGATCCCGTTGTCCGGTATATAGAGGCCGGGCCTGACCTTGGTGACCGGATCTATGAGCGGTCGCAGGAGGAATTGACTAAGCCGCTCAACCAGCCGGGCCAGTACTTCGTCATCAAGAAGGCCAAGAAGAACCGGGCCTATGCTCACACCGTTGATGCGGTCAATGAGGACAGGCTGGAGCGGGTGTCTGATCTGGACCCCCTGTCTGACGACGACTTCGACGCTTATCTAAAGGAATTGTTCGATGACTCTGTGGTCAAGCGCAGCACCCGCCGCGAGCTTCAGGACGTGGCCGATGAGGTAGACGACGGATGACAAAGGAGATGGCCAGGTTCCTTCTGAACTGTATTCAATGTGCCAGAGATTGCAGTCCTACGTATGATCCAGTACTTGGGTACGATGCGGTACGAATACTGGCACCAATAGCAAACGGAGTAAACACATGACAACTCAAACTGATCGTGGAGTAGATGTCAAAGAGATTTTGGTGGTGCTGATCTGCGTGGATGGCACTACTGAGACTATTCCAGCAACGTCAGTTACCTGGAAAGATAAGTACGCTTACGACTATCCGATGTATACGGTGAGTGCCAATGCCTGATAAGGTAAGCCCTAACCGGCTGGATGGGTCATTTGTAAAGGCTCTTCATGCTGTTCTTGATGGTCCATTGTCTGAGCTACTTGAGTTCGGGGCGCACGTCGTTGGTGTCTTGGTTTTTCATGATGATCTGGACAGGGAGCATGCGGTTAATGTCCGTTATGATAAGGACATGGGGCCGTACATCGTTCTGTGATAAGTAGCAAGGTCGTTCTAACAGAGGCGCGTCTACTGGAGGTTAGGGACGCGCTTCTGCAGGATGATGCTTTTGTCTGGGACGTAGAAACGGTCGGAGATAGGAGAGGTGTCCCTAAATTTAATCCGGTCACTTGGATGTCGATTGTCTCCGAGCATGTGGGCGTGGTTATCCCCTGTGGTCATCTGATTGGCACCAAGATTATCGGTCACCATAAAGAGCCTTCCGTGTTTAAGACTGGCCGCGAATACAATCGCACAGTGACTGACTATGAGGACCCCCCACCGCAGATGACACCAGAGACAGTGTTCGGCATCCTTGAGCCGGTATTCATGAGCGAGACCATTACTAAGGTCGCGCAAGAGATAACTTTCGACCTTCCCACAGTGGCCAAGTACTATGGAGAAATCCCTTGCGGTCCCTATGATGACCCCAAGGTTGTTCGCTGGCTATTGGATGAGAATGAGCGCCAGTATGGCCTGAAGGAGCGGGTCAAGCAGACCTACGGTGTCACCTATGACAAGGAGAACACCGGCCGGTGCGTAGAGATACATCCATTCGGAATGGTAGCGCACTACTGTTACATGGACTCTCTATACGCTTGGCTCCTATGGCAGCGTGACCTCCCTGACATTGCGGCTGAGGGACTGACTAAGGTTCATGCCATTGAAAAGGAACTAATGGGTGTCCTATCCAGCATGCGCCTAGCTGGTACACCGGTTGATGTCCCTCGCATTACGACTATGCGTACCGAGCTACGAGAACGGCTAGTGATTGAGAAGGCTGCTGTGTACAAGGCAGCCAAGGGGGAGTTCAACCTCAACTCTCCGGCGCAGAAGCAAGTAATTCTCTATGGTCTTAAGCCCGAAGGCCAGGGGCTCAAGCCGTGGAAGCTGACTGATGGTGGAAAAGCTAAGCAGAAGCGTGGATTGGACCCGGATGTCACCTGGTACAGCACTGATTCCGATGCCCTTGAGTCATATCCAACCAATCCTGTGGCCAAGACCCTGCTTACTTACTCGAACACACACAAGTTGCTCACTGGATTCGTGGAGGCCTGGTTGGGCAATGAGGAAGAGGGAAAAGAGTCCAAGATCTATGACGGTTCTCTCTATACTCACTTCAAGCAATATGGCACGGTGTCTGGCCGACTCAGTTCGGCGGCTCCCAATGTGCAGAACATTCCGAGGGCTGATACCCCAGACGGCAAGCTGGTTCGTGGGGCAGTAGTCGCGCCAGAGGGCTGGCTGCTGGCAGTGGCTGACTGGGGACAGATTGAGCTAGTGATTCTCGCCCATTTTATAGGAAAGGGCAAACTGTACCAAGGGTTTCTGAAGGGCATTGACCCACATGTTATGCAGGCCGCAGGTGCGTTGGGTAAAGTACCAGAGAATGTCACCCCCAAGGAGCGGCAGGACTTTGGTAAGACCCTTGGCTTTGCCATTAGCTATGGTGCTGGTATTGGTAAGATAGCGTCCATGATGGGTGTCTCGGAGCGTCGGGCCAGGGTTGTTCTAGCCAAGCACGAGACAGAGTTCCCTGAGATTTATGCGTACAAGGATCACGTCATTGAGTTGGCAGCTAGGCGTAAGCCCCCGCACATTGTTACGCTGCTTGGGCGTAAGCGTCGGGTGTCAATGCTCAACTCACACAATAAGGGTCAGCGACGGGCTGCCGAGCGACAGCTATTCAACTCACTGATCCAGGGTAGTGCTGCGGACCTGATGAAGCTCGCGCTGATCTATGCGGACGACATGCTGGCCCGTGAACTGCCCGACGCCTACTTGACGATGACTGTGCATGACGAGATAGTGGCCCTAGCGCCCGCTCAGCAGGCCGATGACGCCCTGGCAATCATCACTGAGGCAATGACTGGCCCCCATATCCAGAAGCTGCTTAGGGTTCCGCTCAGCGTGTCTGGTGCTGTGTGTGCCAGGTGGAGCGATGCTAAGGGCTAGAGGAGGTAGGATAGTAAACATGGAGATGCCAGATGATTTTGTTGACCACGGGCCGCTGACGAGGCGCGAACTGGCCTTTGATCTGCTGCCCCATGACGAGGTGCAGGAGATAATGCCACGGCTTGGTCTTGACAATGCCGACCCAGAGATGTTTAACCTGGAGCACATGGACAGCCATGCCAGGCTGCATAAGGTTGACCCAATCATGCCATTGATCCAGGTGTTCTCTGGTCTTATAGCGCAGACATTCAACCAGGCCTATCTTACCCAGGCAGAAGAGAGTGGGGACATCACCAAAGGACATCGGGAGGCATTCAATAGGCAGAATCTGGCTATCATTCAATCGTCAACGATCGCTATGCTGGCTCAGCTACTGCAGATAGGTGTCATCACCATTGATCCCACCATAATGGTCGTGGGAGGGGAGCTACCCAATGTCTTACTGGGATAGGGTCCTTGGCAGGCCTGAGGCACCACAGCAGCCCGCACCACAGCAGGCACCTCCCCCTGGTCAAGCATGGTGGAGGCCGTCTCCTCAGCCCGAGCCGGTACCACAGCAGCAGATGGCCTATGATGACCCTGCTTTGTATGCCAACCCTCACGGGTACGCGGTCAACCCCACCAATGTAGGAAAGGATGCACAGCTTATCGGTCGCATTCTGGAAGAGGGGTTCATAAGGAAGCCACCGAAGTGGGTGCAGTATCAGCCGACCGATAGGTGCCCAGAGTGTGACGGGCCTAACTACGTACAGATGAGCGGCTACGGTAAGGACGGTGTGTATGGTGGGACCGTCAATACTGAGCGTGGTCCCATGGTGTTCAAGCGCTGCTGGAATTGTGGCTACACCACCACGGGGGCAAGAACAGAGGCCATTGAGGGTGCTCGCGTATCGAATGGCAGTGCGCCAATTGGTGGTGCCGCGAGGCAGACCCAGGAGGGTGGCATGAGGCTACAGAATTTCGGGGAGACGGACTTCACATCTGTCCTGCGCTGAGCTTGACCATTGTCTCCATTGGGTATAAGGTAGTCCTTTGAAGGAGATTACTTATGGTTAATGCAGATGTGGAAGCGTTTATACGAGGGGCCAACAAGACACTGAAGTCTGAGGTTCTGGTCCGTGCGTCGGACATGCTGGTGCCTGACCCATTCACTACCGGCTCACTTGCCTTTGATATATCCCTCGGAGGTGGCTGGCCGGGCAACAAGTGGGTGCAGGTCATCGGTCACTGGACTGCTGGTAAGACAGCTATCACTCTTAAGACCATTGCTGCCAACCAGCATAAGAATCCAGATCTGAATACGTTCTGGCTGGCGGCTGAACACTATGACACGCTGCAAGCACGGGCACTGGGAGTGGACAATAGCAGGGTAACAGTAGCACCAATGCAGGAGATGGAACTGGGCCTAGACCTGCTGCTAGCTGCTACTGAGTCACAGGTGTATGACATCCTAGTGCTGGACTCTTACCCGGCCATGCTTCCACACGCCGAGGATGAAAAGTCAATGGCTGAGTTTGGACAAGCCGATGGTGCTCGCCGGTTCAATCAGTTTTGGCGTAAGGTAGGTAAGGCTAGTAGACGTAATTCGAACGGCCTTGAACGTCCATTCCTCGGCATCATCATTAACCAGTACCGGGACAAGATTGGTGGTATTCCGCAGAAGTTTGGTGTACCCCAGACCAGCCCCGGTGGGCATGGGCAGGACTATGCCTATTACACGCGAGTGGAGGTGGCCAGAAAAGAGTGGATCAAGGAGACGTGGCCTGATGTGTCTGATCCGGTAGCTGTTGGGCAGACGCTGAAGCTCAAGACCATTAAGAACAAGGCTGCTGCACCACAGCGGACAGCCGAGGTGGATTTCTATTTCAATGATGCACCAGTACATGGTTTTAAGCGCGGGGACTATGACCTGGGCAAGGAGTCTGTCACTATGGGTATCCTGTTCCATGTTATTAAGCATGAGAATGGTAGCTGGCTGTCGTTCGAGGGAGAGAAGTTCAATGGTAAGCCAGCCCTTCAGCACCGGGTACTGGAGGATCTGGATTTCCGTGCGGCATTGTCGTCTCAGGTTCTGGCTGTCGCTCGTGATCCGAAGCGTGTAGACTCGATCGTACAGGAAAATATGCAGGCGGTGGCCAGCGCTGGTCCTCGCACTGTGAAGAAACGGAGGGCATAATGGCTAAGGAAGAAGAGCTTGTTGACCTTGCAAAAGATGGTATCAAGGCGGCGGCTGAAGCACTGCGGGCAAGCACCATGCATCTTATGGTGGTCAACTGTGTGTCCACTAGTCTGGTGACGAGTCTTATGGGTGAGGTTATTCCTCATGAGATGGATATTGTCCAGATCAGTATGGTGTCAGTGTTCGCTCATGTTTTTAGCGAGGACCCAGATAGGGTGCTTGAGGAACTTAATGAGCGTATCGCACAAGAAACTCCGTTGCAGGTCTAATTGACTGCCATTGCCGGGCTGACCAACAATGGCATCGTGTATCTAGGAGGAGATCACGGTGCCACTGATAATCGCGGAGTGAGTGAGCTACGTAATGACGCCAAGGTATGGCGTAAAGGCCAGTATGTTTTTGGTGTTAGTAATTCTTTTCGTCTGGCCGATGTCATGCGGTATGTGTTCGAGCCACCGACATGGAATGTCGCTCTGAATGGTGATGCTATGCCATTCATGGTCAAGACCTTTGTTCCTGCCTTGAGAGACTGCGTGGACGAGTCAGGCCTGGAAGCACCTGCCGAGGAAAAGAACGAGAGTCCTCTACCTGGTCAAGTTCTGGTCGGGCTAGGCTCTCACTTGTTTGAGATAGAGGCAGACTATCAAGTCGGCCGGTCAATGGATAAGTTCAGAGCCATTGGTTCCGGTGACCTTATCTGCCTGGGCGTGCTGCAGGTGCTGGTGCATCAGCATGATCCAATGTCTCCCGAGGATATGCTGTACACCGCACTGGGAACGGCTGAGCATTTTGTTACCACTGTCCGCGCACCATTCACCATTGTGGACAATGCTTACAGTAGTAAGAGCAGGACCAAGTAATGGACAGAAGGATAGCTGAGTCCCGTAAGCAGGAGCATGACTGGGCTGACCGCTGGGGTGGCCGGGTCACACCAGGCAGTGGTAATGGTGACAAGTTTAAGGCCGATGTGCGTACTGCTATTCACTTGATTGAGTTGAAGTACACTCACGCGGCCAGCTTCACACTCAAGCTTGGTGACCTTAAAAAGATAGAACAGCAGGCGTTGCTTGATGGCCGAGACCCTGTGTTTGGTATTGAATTTGCTGCCTCAGCCGGGGACAATAGGTATGTGGTGCTACCGGAGTGGGACTACCTGGCTAAGCTGGAAAGATTGGCCGAGCAGGACGCACTTATTGCAGAGCGGGAAGCCATTATTCGTGCCTCTTTGCCTGTTGTTGTGCCGGGACCAGATGGGTTGATACATGGTTCTCCACCTCAGACTTAATGCGCCAGAGAACTGGGAAGGCGCTAAATGTGAAATAGTCAAGGTCGAGCGAGGCTACGATCCTTTCTTCGATGACGAAGAAGCAGCCATTGAGTTCTGTAATGGTGACGCTGATGGTGTGGTGTGCCCACTCCGTGACCAGTGCTTGCTCTTTGCTCTTACGAATAACTGCGCCTGGGGTGTGTATGGTGGCATGTCAGAGGATGACAGGCGTGCTCTTCGCAAGAAGTGGCCACTTCGATCCGGCAAGGAGCCTCGGCCAGAGTGGATCTGGATGCCCCCAGGCGAGTCCAGAGCGCTGCTGACAGTGGCTGAGCAGGCGACCCTACACGATGAGTCGGCATGGTCCGACGACTAGCCACAGGCAAGCTGAGAGAGTTCGCCAAAATTCAGGGTGAGCACGGTGTGTTGCTGCCCCTGCTGAAGGAGAACATGCTGGAGGCATTCGGCCCGGACCTTGATAGGCGAGCCGATCTTATGCACCCTTCCGACATGGCTCATGCCGACTGGTGTCCTCGCGCGGAGTATTACAAGCTGACTGGTGTGCCAATGCCAGAGGAGCGATTCAATCTGGTACGGGAGAACATCTTTGATGAGGGCTATGAGATTCAGTTCAAATGGCAGCGGAGAATGCGCGCCACACATAGGCTGTACGGGCAGTGGCTTTGTGAGTTGTGTGGTGAGAATGTAACTGGCTTGGAGCCTGACTTCATTGGTTGCCGTAATTCACATGGGCATATGTGGAAATACAATGAGGTTCCATTGCTGTCTCATACTCTCATGGTTGGTGGCTCTGCTGACGGGGCTATTGATGACTACCTGGTGGAGATCAAGAGTGTCGGCCTGGGTACGATGCGCATAGAGGCACCCAAGCTGCTGGCCAAGCACTACGTACACACTACCGAAGGCAACAATCTCTACGACCTGGACTCTGTATGGCGTGAGCTTAAGCGGCCATTCACTAGTCACGTCATTCAGGGGCAGTGGTACCTGTGGCTGGCACGAGAGCTTGGGCTGCCATTTACTAGCATGCGGTATCTTTACGAGTACAAGCCTAATCAGCAGGTAAAGGAGTTCGTGATACCTCAGTCTGATACTGCGATCCGGTCTCAGCTAGACAGGGTAGAACTGATGCTATACGCTCTAGAGACGAGGCAAATACCACCAGACCGTGAGGGGTGTAAGATCTGCCCTGCAATTGAGAGGGATCTGAATGGGTCGAACCGTACGTCAAAGCTCCGATCTGCAAATGGGCAGAGGAAGTACGACAGCAGTGATACGTTTGAATGGTCAGGGAATATTGCTGTCGCGGTGGGCCGAGAAACCCTTCGAGGACCCTCCCAGCCTGCCAAAGGACGTAACGTCCGTGTCCGACAAGGAACTGATGGGGCTGCTTCAGAAGCTGACAGCGTGGCGCAAGTACCTGGGCATGCAGGTGGCATTGGCCATCGTGGACGAACGGTACGCCGACAGAACAATGACTAGTGTCACGGCATTGAAGGGTTATGACTTCCGAAAGGTGGATTCAAAGGAGCGGGCCTGGAATGACGCTGATTACACTGGCGCGGAGAAGGACCAAGCCGATGCCTATTCATACCGTAAGCTGATTGAGGCGTTGTACGAGAACGTGGATAACGATGGGTTCATTGTGTCAAGAGAGATCACCCGAAGGGGGAATGTGAATGCCAACAGAAGAAGCGATCGTTATAGCTGACATCACTGAATGCTTGTGGGGTGACGACCCTGGCATATTCAATGAGCTTTACGCTGAGTGTGTTGGTCAGTACCTTCGCTGGGGTGACCAGCAACACATTATCAGTTACTACTACAGTACCGGCTACTATGGCAGGCGTGCTGAGGACTCCAAGAAGCAGAATGCTCATCTGAATAAGCTTGGAACCATTAGTTGGGAGGACATTCTTCTTGAGGAAATATACGAGGCATTCGCAGAGCGTGACTGGACTAAGCAGCGTGCTGAATTGGTGCAGAGCGCGGCTGTCATTGCGTCAATGATAAGGGACGGTGACCGTGCGCACCGTAAGACAGAGGACGCAGCAAAGTCTGAGCTTGAGCACACAGCAGTCGGCACTCCGGTACATCAACCTGATCAAACGGCAGAGAGACGAGATCAATGAGCGAGAGGCAAATGTTCAGCGATCTTCATGGTCTAATAGACCCAGGAACGGGGAGACCAGTAAACATGAGCAGAGTAGAAGATCTTCCAATACACACAGTAGAGAGCGCAATGGCATCGGAGAACGCCCGGAGGAGGGTAAGAGACGCCGACACGTCTATGTGGGAGGAGACAGGGCTTCATCAGAGACCAACCGGCGTAGGACACGAGCACTGGGTGACCAAAGACAGCGGGGCACGAGAACAGTACGACAGCGGAATGGTCCGTGATATAGACAAGGATAAGCCCGACTACACACTGATAGACGGGCCTTTCCTTTATCGGTGGGCCATGCTAATGGTGCGTGGTGCGGAGAAATACGGCCGGGACAATTGGCGTAAGGCAGACAGCGAGAAGGAGTTGCATAGATTCCAGGCCTCGGCGCTACGACACATGCATCAGTGGCTGGACGATGACCCGTCAGATAATGAGGACCATGCTGCTGCGGTGGCTTTTAACTTGGCAGCCGCAGAGATGGTCAAGGGTAAGCTAGCTGAGCACACCATAGTGCCTGCAAAGATAGTAGACCCGTGGCATAGGGTGGCAGATGTTCCTATCCAGCGCAGACCTATCAAAGACAATCCACAAGCCTGAGGAGGACACAGTGGAAGTTGCATTCAAAGCATTTGGTAAGATCCCTAGACTGTTCAGGGATATCACCATCACGGAGAAGATCGACGGGACCAACGGAGCCATTGGTATCGA